CGTAGATGTTATTGCCCAGGTTCAGCACGTAGCCATTCGGCCCATCCACGATCACCAGTTGGTCGCGCCCATGCTTCATTGCGACGAAGCCCGAGGACGTGGCGAGTGTGCCGCGGTTGTTCAGCAACGTTGCGCCATCCCGCTCGTACAGCGTGTTGCCGGCGACGATGAAGCGCCTGGTATCCGTGGCATAGGCGCCCCTGATTGGAGCGCCCACATCGACGATCGAGGTCAGGCCAGGAACGCTGGCGAGCACGAGGGGGCTGTCTTCGCCCAATCCCTCGATCGCTCGCAGATACATGTTCACGCTTCGCTGAACACCAGCCTTGCGATCCATCAAGGCGTACGACGGGCCAATCGCCGGGATGACTCGATTGCCAGCCATGGTCAGAACCCAGTGATGATGTTCCCCCGGCGCGGCGGGATGCCGATGATGGCGGGCTTGCAATTCATGGCCAGCAGCCGCATCCGCGCATCGTTTGCATCAGCCTTCACCGCCGCCGTGACGCCGCCGAGCATGACAGGCGACAATTTCTCAGCCAGCAGCGCACTGAACGCAGAGCGGTAGCCTGACGGCATGCTGTAGTCGGTGTCCACATCCGCGAATTCGGCCACTTCTGCTTTCGTGCGCAGCGTGATGACATAGCTGAGCGGCACCGGGTAGAAGAACACCGTCGCCAGCCCGTCATGCGCCCAATATTCGGGCTGCCCCGTCTGCGTTTTCTGCACTACTTGCTCGTGGTACTGCATGAACGTCAGCTCGGACATGGAGTAATCCGACGAGCCTTGCCGGTACGTGGCGCCAAGGATTTGCTCGCCCGGGGTCAACGCCGGCCAGTTCGAGCCGAGCGTTGCGCTCACGGTCGAGATCGGCGCGGCGGACGGGGTGAGAATCTCGCGGAATAGGAAGCTGCCCGAGCCATTGAACTGGTCCACGATGCTGTTGAGCGCGCGCAGGCACGTCGCCAGTGTGTCGGAATCGGCTGATTCGCCGGGGCTGAGCCGGTTCAGCGCGAAACTCAAGCAGTCCTCGATGATGTCGCGCGCACGGGTCATCGCATCACCCCGCGCCGCGCTTGCGGTCTGGGCGCGCTTTCAGTCTGCGGCGGCTCTGATGGCTCGGCTTCCGGCGGCGGCGGCGGCACGGGCGCGGCAGTCTTCTGAGACAGCGTGCGCGGCCAGATGACCCATCCTGCTGACTCTCGGTCAGCGCGCTGTTCATCAGGGAAATGCGCATTCCCTAGCATCGGATGCTTGCCGTAGAGCATTTTTCACCTTCACATTAGTTTGACATATTCTGGCCAACGCAACAAGCCATTCGGCAAATTCAATAGGTGTAGCCTCGAACTCTTTTTTCCCAACTGATGGGCGCGCAGTAGCTCTATTTCTTCCGCTCCACAATCCTATTGTGTGAGTAGCTTCGCCCAAAACCAATGGTAAATCAGGGATGTCTCTTGGAGAGCATCCTACTATATAAAGCCTAGTCCTTTTTCTAGCACGATGACCGAACCAGTTCTGATCGATTATAAGTGTCCATCCACCGTATTCATCAGTATCATTAGGTTCTGGTAGTCCTGCAATCTTCCACAAAGTAGAGAGATATGGGTGCTCAAGTACTCCGCCATATTCTCTAATTTGTTTTATAGCAAGGATCGCTAAATCTTTTTCTCCTACTCTAGGTTTTGCGCAATGCCGCAAACTTGCCCATGCCCTACATGGCGGATGAGCAATTAAACTACACCCACCATCCCATTTTCTGGCGTCACGCGAAATATCCCATACGTCAATATTAGGTATTTGCTTATAAATGCTGTCTGTGCGTGCAAATAAAACTGCAATCTGTTCGTTCATGGTTCCTGATTTTACAGCATTTCAGCCCTCCCTCACGTCGAACAGGACGTTGAACGCGATGTTGCCGACCGAGGCCACGCCGCCCTGCACCACACGGATGCCAGTGCCGGCCTTGATGATGAACGCCGGGTCTTCATGCCAGCCGCGCACCATGTCAGGCGCAGGCGAATAGGCGCCTGGGCTCGTCTCCTCGGTGAAGACCGAGGCCATGGTGAGCACGGCGCCCGCCGTGGCGCCGCCAGATGGCGTCAGGCGCGCAGTGATGCCGTATCCATTGGCCGGCAGCGGTGAGTCGTTGTCGAGCGCGCTAAAGGTCGCCGCTGTCAGGCTCGATCCTTCAGAAGTGGCCGCGGTGCCACCGGTGCCAATGGCCGTCGTGCGCGTCAGGAAGAGGTCCACGCCGACAACGCCAGTCACCGCGACCGCGCCGCTGACGACCGGCGTGACGCTCAGCAATGAGAGTTGGCGCCCTTGCAGACCGGCATTGAACAGGTCGAAGTAGACCAGGCTCGCGCCGACCGCCTGGGCCGGCACGAAGAGACGATATTTTGCCAAGGATGCATCGGGCCCGGCTTTCACCGGGCCCGTCCCGAGGTTAGGAGGTCGCAGCCGGCGTCGCGATAGTGCCCGAGCCCACGACCAGGCCCGTAATCATCCACTGCGTCGATGACAGCGCAACGAGCCGAATCCACGTGCCGATGATGCCGCCCGTGGTCGTGCCGTTCATCGTGATCGCCCGATGCGTGGTGCCATCGAACGCGAAGCCAGCTCCCGAGGCCGTCGCCGTGGTGTAGGTGAAGACCTCGCCGAGCAGAAACGTCGAAGCCGAGTCGGTGATGATCTTGGCGCTGTTGCTGGTGATCGTGACCGACTCGAAGAAGTCGAACTGCATCCCCTGCACGGGCGCCGGAAGCGTGAACACCGTCCCAGCAGCGCGGTCGAACACGAACGTGCCGCCAGATTCCTCGGCAAGCAGCGTGCGCGTCGCGACGGCTTCGCTCAGAACCTCACGATGCAGACCGGTCGCAATACAACCATCTGGGGAGTCGTACGACAAGCGTTCCAAATTTGCAGAAATACTCATGATGATTCCTTAAATACTTTCAGGTTTTACGAGTTCGCAGCACCAATCATCCGGCAAGCCCAGTCACGACGCAGCGCTGCCATACCATACAGGATATCAAGACGCAGCAGCAATTCATCGTTTCGGATGTCAGAACCCATCCAAACTCGAATCGACAAGCCGTCCTTTTGCTTCAGCACGCATTTATGCGCATCATCCATCAGCGGTAGGTCAGCAGTGATGAACTGGAAAGCTTCCTTATGGTGCATCAATTGCTGAACGTAATTCGTATTGGCGGCGCCAACGAACGTGATATCGCTATTATCGATTGGACCAGCAGCGGTTGCCACGCAGTTCTGACGAGGATTCGTCGGGTCATAAATCATCGCCGGCAAGAAAGTGATGCTCGTCGTCGTGGCAGCAGTCACAACGAATTGCTTCAGGCTCGCATAGGCCGACTTCGTTTCCGGGTGGCAGTCGTAGACGCCCTCGACCGTGAACACCATGCCGGCCACGGGAGCAGCGGTGAATCCGTCCACCGTGAGCGTCATGATGCCCGAGGTCAGCGTGCCTCCGTTGATCTCGCCCGCAACGTCCGCGCTGTTCGGCATCGTCCACATGCGGTCGTTCTCGTACCAATCGGCCATAGCCGTTCGTCCGAGCATGCCCTCTCGATACTGCTCGCGAATCTGCGCACTGTCCTGAAATAGGCCCTTGAGGCCATTCACCATTTTCCCCATGGCAACAGAATCTGCCATGATGAATCGATTGCCATCCTTTGGGGCAAGTTGCTGATTCAGTTTAGCACGGGCAGCACCAGGAACCTCCAAATCAGTTAAAGCAGTTCCTGCAGTTCCAGCGACCTGATAAGTATTCTTCGTCGCGAAAGCGATGAAGTCTGCTTCGATGCCAGAAACCAGCACAGAGACAGCAGGTTCGATGTAGTTTTTCGACAGATTGTCGAAAGCCGCATCAGAATTAACAGACTGGATCAATTCCTTCGAATTGAATCGCATATCCACGCCGTCTTGCGTCGCAACGGTCAACGTGTCGGTAGCTTCGTTCTGGTCCTGTACGTCCATGACGCGCGAACCCTGACGGCGCTTGTACTGGTTCGGCAGTCGAACGCGCAAGGTCTGCCCATGCGGCCCACGGTTCGGGTCATATACGAAATTCTTATCGTATTGACGATCAGAATTACCGATGAATTGCGTTTTCTCGTGCGCAATGCGCAGAGCCTCTTTCGCAACTAGATCGGTGACGACTAAGGCGTTAGCCATGATGCTTCCTTTGACTATCGACGACGGGCTTTGATTTGCGCATTCCTGCGTTTCATCCACTCGTCATCAGAAATTGTTGAGTCGAGAATCGATTTACCCTGAGTCCCGGTGCTGCGAATTGCTTCGATCGGTTTGGCGGCCTTGCTGACTACTGGCTTAGCGACAGCCAACTTGGCTTCCAGCTTGGCGATCGCGCGCCCGGCTTGCACCGGATTCATCGCGGCCATCTTCTCTGCCTCGTCTGCGTTGTCGGGGTCGGCCAAGTACTCGATCACGGCCTTGGGGTTCTCGGATTCGAAGATTGCATCGGTCGCCGGCCTTGGCACGCCATTGACGGCCAAGCCTCCAAATGCGCTATCGAGTTCCTCGGCGACGGAATTGAACTTCTCCGCGCCCCAATCCTTCTCGATCGACTTGAGGATCGACTGTCGTTGCTCTGCCACTGCCTGCTGCGCTTTGATCGTCGGGGCCAGGGTCTTGGCCTCTTTCTCGATCATCTGTTGCAACTCGGCTCGGGTGAGCGTGAGCGATTCCTCGTTGTATGCCGCCTTTGTAGCAGGCTTCTCAGTATTGCGCAAGCGATATTGTTCGAGTTCCGCATTCGTCGCGTGATACTTCTTCGTCAGATTGTCTATGCGGCGCTGCATGCGCGCACGCTCACGCTCTTCAGGCGTCTTCTCTTTCTTCGCTGGTTCTTCTGCCTTTTCCTCCGAAGCCTTCACATCTTCGGCGTCGATATTCTCTGATTCGTCTCCATCGATGCTCGCATTCAGCGCGCGCAGCCGCTTCGTATCGTCAGATACTTCGCCTTCCGCTGCATTCTCCAATGCGTTTGGAACAGCACTTTCTTGATCCATGAGGTTCATCCTTCAGGGGTTGTGGATTCGATCGCTGGCGCCATGGGCTCGGCTTGCGCTGCTGGAGCGCCGCCGCCGCGAACGGCAGTGATGAGCTGCTCCAGCAGTTCGGCGATATGCTCTTGCCCGGCCATGATTTCCTGCTCGGCGGCGGTTGCTTGCGGAGCGCCGCCGGCTTCTGGCTGTTCTTCTGCCGTGCCCTGAATGCCCTGGGGCATCGCGGGAGAGGCATTGGAAGCCGGCCCAGACTCTTCGTCTGGCTGCGGCTGCGCCATGGCAGCACCGGCTGTCTGCTGTGCCAGCGCGGGCGCGGCCGGCGGCATCAATGCGGGGGCCATCACCTTCAGTCGATCGGTCAGCGCCGAGTAGGCTTTGATCGCGACCTCGTCGTCCTTCAACCCGAGTTCGACTTCTTGCGATTGCAGCTTGGCATGCGCTTCGTCGGCGTCGGCCTGGGCCTC